AAGGGAATTGGCGGCTGGGGCAAGTGTATCGGCCAAGATGTTCAAGTTCCTCTCCGCACTCCTTGGCTTGTATCCGTGAGGCTTATGGATGCGGAAATTCTTGTCCACGCCAATCGTCTTTTTTGGCTCTTTGCAAACAAGCATTTCGTGAACTCGGTTCTTCCAGCTACAAGTGCCTCGCTTCGAGATTTCTTCTCGGAGTGGAATGAGGCCAGCGTTGTCCACATTGTATTTTAACGCCACTAGGTGAGCGTCCTTTTGAATGGCAAGGTCAATAGCCTCCTCGACAACCTTCGCCCCATCCTCGGCCATTACATCATCAGCATCTACCCATAAACACCACTCACTTGAACAAGCCTCAAGAGCCGTGTTCCTTGCCGTGGCAAAATCGTCTATGTGATTCCAATCAGTTCTTTTATTCTGGTAGTGAACGATCTTCGCTCCAAGCCCACTCGCAATTTCCTCGGTCTTATCGGGCGTAGCTGACCCCCTAGAAATACAAACAACCATTTCTTTTGCGATGGGGGCAAACGATTTGAGGCAACGCTCAATGTATTCTTCTTCATTACCAGCGATGAGATAGAGTGATATTTCGTGTTTCATTTAGGATTTCAATAGGATTTCTAGTCTTTAATTATGGCAATCAAAAAATTGACCACTTGTAATTAAGATACTTTTCAATCAACAAAATGGCTTCGGTTGATAGGCTTGAATTATAGACCAAAATTTCAGCCGCATCTCCAATCCAAGTAAATCCTCCAACAAGATTATATACGCTTCCTCCTGTTGTCGTTGTGGTTCTTGAAGTTTCAGTTTGGTTAATTCTTATTTTTGTGTTTGTATTTGCACCAGATCTTTCTGAAAATCCACCTAATACAGACCAAGTATTTACAGAATAATTTACTTGAACTTCATCTGTTGCAAATTGCCTTCCGATTCCGACTTTAGCTGTTGGATCTAGGTAAAAGTATGCAAACTGATTCAGATTCATAAAATTTCTGTATTCAGCGGCAGAAGAAAAATAATTTACGCAGAAAATCCATACTGGCGTTTGATCTGTTGAAACTATTGATGGAATATCAAGTCCATTTGTTGCGTTAAATCTTACGATGTTTCTTCCGTTTTTAATGCCAGTCTTTAAAACTGGTCTTTGATTGGCCGTTGCTTGCGTGGCGTGTCTCGCATTTCCGCTTCTATCCTCCCACCTTGCGACGGAAGAACCATCTGTGGTTACTGGATTGCCGCCGCTTGTTGCATCAAAAAGACCAGTCGTGCCATCCAGCCACAAGGCAAGTCCTGAAATGCTTGCAGGATTGAACCCAGAAATACTTAACCCACCAATCCGAATACCGCCTTTAATCATCATAAGGATTTACCTTACCGACTTTTAGTCACCGATGCCAAGAACAATTCCGCTATGAATAGAGAATGCTGTGCAAGTGCCAGCAAGATAAATCCCTGCGTTAATGGTAGAAGCAGAGGCCGCAGTAGCATTAGCAAGGCTCGAAAAGCCAGTCACGGCAGAGGAGATGCTTGCGAACTTTGCGTCTGTAACAACATAAATTCCAGCGAACTCGTTGGGGGTTGTGATTGCTGTTCCAGTTGTGACCACATACCTTGTGCCGGGTCTAGCGGCGTGGGAAATCTGGTCGTAGTAAGGTTCGGAATTTGTAAGGTCTGCCATAGTTTTATTATCCTAATGTCAAAAAGAAAAAGGAGGAGCAAGGTTTCCCCTGCTCCCCCTTCTTCGGGAGGAAACAACCAACCAATCTTTAGCTGTAGGTCGTGGTGATACGGACGGCGGCGTTCGCATCAATGACTTTCTCCGCTGTGTTCATACGAACACGGAGAACATTGCTACGGCGAGCCTCGTCACGATAGCTCTCGGAGACGAAACCACCGGGAGCATCTTCCGACCAGACCAAGGTGCGACCTAATCCACCAGCGGTGAACTGACCAGTCGAAACATTGGCAACAACGATCTTGGTGTCTGGAACGATGAACGAACCAGAGTAAGGCTTGTTCTTGTTAGCAGAGTTGATGGCCGCACGGCCGATGTAGACTTTATCCACACCGAACGCTTCGGCAATCTGTGCTTCATCGAGCAAGCGACCACCAGTATTCGACACAACTCCGTAGAACTGATTTTGTAGGAGGGTGGTACGACGAACTCGCTCGTACACATTGGCCGACATAATGACCGCATTGGCCGCATAACCCAAACGATTGAGAGCGAGCTTGCCAGCCGCAACATCCGCAGGGGCGTTGATGGTTGCCAAGTTAGCTTCGGTGTAGTTAGCCGTGGGGCTTAAATCAGCCGTGGTGAAGGGAGTCGTTGTCGCCCAGAGCAAATCAGCCACCCGCTTTTCGTGGGAGAGCTTAACTTGTCGGAGCAAGAACCTCGCTGTTTCTGCCTCGATTTGGAAGAAGCGGTTAGCATCAGCACGGAAGGAATCGTCGAGCAACTCTTCCAAGCCAGTCTCGATACAATCGTAGTTATCGGAAGTGAATTTACGAATTGCACGAGCGTATTCAGAACCAGCAGTACGCTTCGCCGCATCTGCGTCTAGCAGAGTAGCATCAGCCGTTTGCACTTTGAGGTAAGTTCCGCTCTTTGCCGGAACGGGCAAGAGAGGGAGAACTTCCGCACCGATCAAGCCGATCTCTGCGGGAGATTCGATGAGGGCTTGGTTAATATCAGCACGAATGGTCGTGCCACCAGAAATAAAGCTCATTTTATATTATTCTTTCTTTGTTTGTTGTTGTTGTTGTTTAGAACATCGGGATTGCGATTTCGATAACAGCCGATGAACTTGTGGCCGCTTCGAGTGCAACACCAGCCGTCACTAGGTTGGCGGCCAATGTGGTCACCAAGCCAGTAGCGTCGAATTTCAAAGTATCACCGACTGCCGCAACTCCGGAGACGGTTGCGAAGAAGGTGGGGTGGAACAACTTAACTGCTACGAAACCACCAGCGACAACATCTTCTTGAGTTACGCCGATAGCTTTGGTTGCACCAGTTACCGCAACATTAACGAAGCCAGCCGTGGTGGTGTCGGGCTGAACGAATCGGTACGCCGAGATGGCAGAAGCCGAGCCGAATGTGCGAAAATTACCATCAATTTGAGTAGACATTTTCTTTTATCCTTTGGTTTAGAGTTTTGAGATACCGCGAGACAGAGCCTCGGAGTATTCTTTGGGGTTAGACAGCATCACGGCTTGCATAGCCTTGAGCTTTGAAGTTCCGTAATCGCTATGGGCGGCAACGAGTGCTTCAAAAGTTTTGGGTTCAACCTTCGCGGGGGCTTCGACAACTGGCGAAGCAGAGATGGGCTTAATCCCGAACTCGGTGAGAACTTTCTTAACGACTTCGCTCATCTCTTCCTTGGTGTCCTCTTTTTCAGAAGGCTCAATCTCAACGGAGACTTCGGGAGTAGGGGCGGGAGTCTCGGAGGGCTTCTTGTCTTCGGCCATCTCCTCTTTTTTCATTTCTTCTTTGGGTTTCATCGAATCTTCAATGGCCGCCAAGCGAACCTTGATGTCCTCGATATCTTTCGAATAATTGTTTTCCATATTTGTTTTGTCCTTTTTGTCAAGTGGAGCTTCCTCCACGGCTTGCTTAACTACGGCTGGGATTGTCTTTCCTCCGCTTACATATCCCAGCTTTTCCATAAACTTTACCATTTCTTCAAAGAGGCCATTGGTGGCCGCAGGGGAGGAAACTAAATCAGCAGAGGCGATGCTCTGGGGTCGAATGTAATCCTTGCCGTTGATGGTCTCGGACTCATTCACAAAAGCCAATGAAACCCCAAACTGGTCTGGGGCTTCCGATGCCATCTCTTTAATCAATCCGTAGTGCGGGCTATTGCGGAGAAGGCGAAGGTCTGCAATCAGCTTATCCCCTTCGATGCGGGGGTTTCTGGCAAATCCCACAACTGCATCCAATCCGCTCCCGTGGTTCATCTTCACCTTCACCCCATTCTTTGCCTTGCTCATAAGATTTAGGGCGGTCTGCAAGCTAACTTTATCCACGAAAAGGTCGTGTCCTTTAGCCTCTCCCACCTCCAAAATGCTCACCCCGCCTAGCTCCATTTCCTCCATCTCCTCGTCCCGATAGGTCGAATAGGCAACCGCCGCCCTTTGTTGTTCGTCTGGAAAGTCGCTGATAGCTTGCTCGTCACCCATAAAGCGGGAAACAAAGTCTTGCTCGGATTCGTCTGCGGAAGGTAGGGGTAAAGGCATAAATGCCTAGATTATGTCAAAGGAGGTCGCCGTCTGCCGCCCGGTATGACTTCTTAACCTCACCCCCACCCGCCATCTTGAGAAACTTGTTCACCCTTGCCATAGCCCAAGCGTTGCGTGAGTTGGGCTTTCCCCCGGTAATCGTTGGCCTAAAGCTGGTAGAGAACGCACCCGCCCCCCTGCGAAACACTTTCTTTAATGCTCCAATGGTAGGGGCTTTCCTTGAGGGGTGCTTGTCTTTGAACTCGGCAATCTTGTTCTTCAATGCCTCCTCGTTCTCGGCTGAAATCTCTATGTCACCAGCCTTGCTCCTTGTGGATGCCGTGCCTTCGGGGTTCTCCTTTGAGCCTTTGATTCGTTCCTTGGGAGGGGCTGGGGTTTGGCTTACTGGTCTGGCAAGTTCTTGCTTCTTGTCTGTAATCGGCCCGCCCACAATCCAAGCATCACAAGTCCTTTTGGCCGCACACTTGAAATCAAATATCTCGCAGTATCCTAGATCGCCACCAATGGCTACTTCGTTTGCATCCTCTCCAATCCCCTTCTTAATGCACCCCAGAACCTTGCTCCTCTGATCGAAGGCCGCACACTTACCACAAAGCATCTTCTTGGCCGTGGCTACATCGCCTTGGAACTCGTCTGCTTTGGCTTTCCAGTAAGCATCGTTTGGCTCGTTCGGATTGGCTGGGCCGTAGTTCGCATCGTTCACCGCTGTCTGCCTATTGGCTAGGTTGGTCTTGATGTCTTGGGTTGCGATAGGGCAAGATGGTTCTGCTAGTTCTTCGGGTTCGCTTTTTTCTTCTGTGTCTTGTATGCCATATAAGCCCTTTAGATATTTCTCAAACTGCTTGTCATACTTATCTGCGTTGAATAAGTCTTTAGGAATTATCATTTTAGTTCTGGGCCTTTATATTTCTTATATAATTCCATCACTTCTGCATCATATTTCTTGCCATTTATGTGTCCAGCAAATGTTTCAGCGACAAACTCCATTGGATTTGTTGTGGCGTAATCGCTCACCCTTCCCGCTATCTGGCTATTCTTCATTCCCTCGCCACCACGACCAAACTTTTCCTTTATAAGCGAGCTTGCTTCTTTGTACCCAATTTGCTTTTGGTGTAGTGTGTGTCCATATTCGTGCGACAAAAGATCATCTGTTTGAAACCACCCTTGCTCTACTGATTTTTTTACTGTTTGCTCAAACCCCCCCGCCCCAGTCTTATCAAATTTTGAGTTAAAGGTTATATTTTGATCGGCTACTTGACCAAGAATAAATGATGATCGAGCTTCAGCAAGTGTTTCTCCCTCTAGTGAGGCCACTCTTATTTCTCTCGGCGGGGGAATGTCATAACCCCTTTCCCTCAAGAGATCGTATGATTTGCCTATTCTCAACGCCGTATCATTATCGGCTGGTAGCTCAACATTAGTAAGCCCACCACTCTTCATTTTCTCAATGATTTTAGCCTTACTACTAGCCTTGTCTTTTTTTACATCTTCTTTCGGCTTTTCCGTTTTACCCTGCGGTGTTGGCCTTTTATAGTCGCTCGGAATCTTCCCGCCGGGTCGGGTTGGCGTATAGCCTCCCTTGAGTGGGGGTCTGCCGTAACCCTCCGCACACTTGTTGTCTGGCCCGAAAGTTCCACCCTCATCTTGCCCACAATCCCTGCCAGCAACGAACTCGGTTTTCTTGTCCCTTGCTTCCATTTGCCCAACGACTTTCCTTGCCCAAGCATAGCCAGCATCGCCACCCCATCCGTGCCACGCTTGCCAGCCCTTGCCCTGCTCATCCCAAGTGCTTCCCTTCTTATCGACTTCGTGACGAGTTAGGAAGTTCAGCATTCGCCTTACTGTGTCGGGCGATAGCTTCACGCCATTTTGCAAATCCCTAGCTCTGGCTATGCCTACTGGGGTCATCCCTCGTTGGCTGGCTGGTTTGCCTTCCCGCACATCCAAGGCTCTTTTAGCGGCATCCCTAGCCCCTTGTGGTGGAGTAAAATCAATCCCATCGTATTTTGCCAACTCAATACCGCCCATCATCCCCTCAATCAGCATCTTGATAGATGCGGGGTCGAGGCTTTCCAAAATCTCTAAATTACTTTTTTTTTGAGAAGTGCCAGCGGGGGCGGTCGGGGGCGTGGTAGGTTCTGGGGCTGGGGGTGTCGAGCCTCCCGAAGTATCCCCGCCTTGGTCTTTCCCAATCTGCTGTTTCTCTTCTTTGGTGGTTGGGATGGTTGTTCCGATATTGACCCCAGCGATGATTGCCCTTGCTTGGTCTGGGCTGATGGTCGGGAAGGCGGCGGTGATGATAGATACCGCACCCTCCTTGGAAACCGCACCCATAGCCACGGCATTGATAACATTGATAAGGGATGCGACTTGTGCCCCATTGAGTGAAGCACCACCAAGCATATCCTCGTCCGAAGGTTGTCCAGCGGGTGTCTGCTCGCCCTCGGTCGGGGTTGCTTGTGCTTTTTGTGAATCTCTGGTCAATCCTTCTGCGGCGATGTCGGAGATTGTATCTGCTGAAACTTCGTATTCCCCTGCCAAATCCTTAACCAGCTTGGCCTCAATAGCCCTCTGCCTCATAGCACTTTCAAAGTCTTGGCCTCGCTCTGCGTAGATGTCGGCTGCGGTGCG